AAAAAAGTTAATCACAATTAAATTCGGCGCGACCAATGGCCCACAAATATGTATTTAATAGAACTTACATATTTGTGTCCCCAGCGGTCACTGCTGGTACCCTAATTACACATGGGTATGTGAGAGATTTATTTAATTCCTCTCTTCCTAGCGGAATGGACCAAGTACTTAATCCTATGGTCCTAGGATTGGCTGTTTAAGTCATGCCATGACTATGCTGCAGGCGGTGAGGCTTCATAATACATTCTGGGTAAACCAGTAAACATGTATACCTGAAAGTCTTCACCAACAGCTGAGTAAAAGTCCAAGGTGCACCTTGAACTCGCCATTTGCTCAGTGTATAACTTAAAACCCGGTGTGTCCGGGTCTACACTAGCGGTAGTGTAAGCTCCTCTCTTACCAGGCATAAACCTGACACGAGAATAAAATGGAACTTCCATTTCCAAATTCGGATTGACCGAAAAATTAGTGTATGCCATACCTTTGGCACCCTTTAACTCGGGTCCCACTAGAGCTGCTCTGGCTGTATCGTTCTGATTGGTAAATGCAGCTTTCACTACATCAGAATAAGAATACATTGTGTCCGTTACCGGATTCAAATTAACTCTTTCCACTGTAGTATAACCTGTGTGGCCCCCTGCGTCGGGGCGCGTACCTTCCCTAGCAATTATTTTGTACCGCATAGAGCCTCTATAGCCTTGAAAAGCCATAACGACCCAGTGTAACAATAAAGTATTGCAATACGTATAGGTAGCCAAAGCCCCTGTCGTGTCGACCGCGCCCGGTACATTTCCTCTTAAAAAGGGAAATGCCGTTTGCGTAATAGCCAATGTACGGACAGAAGTGGTGGTTCCTGTTGTAAGCAAATACTTACGCCACAGTGAGTAGCGTTTTAATAATGGTCGGAACGATAAAATACTCTCGCCCGTGTATACTGCATTAAGCATACACGTATCCTGCTCTCCTGGCCCTAGAGACATTGCCATGGATTGCTGTGGAGCATCCAACTCTGTTGTCTCTATGGCGTCTGGTGTGATACCAGGCTGTGGAGCAATACCTGACTGTGGAGCTAATACAAAATTAGTAAAGGCATCGTCTGGAACGAATACCTCGAAGTCGTCTCCCATCGAGACATACACATTAACTTGAACGTCATTAGAGACTGTTTGGTTTGGAGTTGTAAGCTCATTAACCACATAAACTCCTAAGACTCCATTGCCTTGTTCTTGCGAAGTGTAAGCTGTAGTGCTATACAATTGCGTAACTGAATCAAGGCCGGGTCTATGATGTTCAAGTAATGTCAGATCTTGCCCATTACCAATCTCGATTGTAAAATCGGATTCGTCTGTAATGTCAATAATCTGAATGTAATTTGTATTATACTCATTTGATGCCAAATAGTTTGGATCATATACGATCTTCAATCTTCCTTTATGAAACGAGGAAGCTACGACTTGAAATCGCACTCGCATTGATCCGGTCCAATACTTAAATGGCAGTGCAGCCATTGCACAAGCGGGAAAATGAAATGCATTATTCGGTGTGCTCTCAGCCCATATAACTGGGTCAAGACGCATATTGAACAACAATGATTCAGATGCATCCGCTACCGCCCAATCGAATGTCGTTAAATATGATTCACGTGTTGCGATATCACGAATATTTAATGGATCAGCTGGCCCAATACCAGCAATTCGAGGGTCGATAGTTAACTCCTGCTTGTCATCAACAGTGAGTTTTAGTGCAGTGTCAGGTGTAGTAGTTGTGGCTAACTGTGAAATCGGTGTAGGACGAAGTGGATCAGGATTTTTAGTCACCGGAGGGCGACTATATCCAAAAATTCGAGCTACGCTAGCTACAGTGCCAGCTACCTTTGATGTAGCCATAGCAAATGGTGCAAGCTGTGGTACCACTGTCAATGCTGTGGCTACTTTGGCTACAAATGTGGCAGGTCCTGAAATCATACCTGAATTATTCGCCTCTTCAGACTCTTTCCCTGGTTCTTCCTTTGGTTTCGGTTGAGCTTTAGGGGTCTTTGAGGACGTTTTCTGTTTACCGGCCATGTTGGCATTACCATTCTTATTCTTAGAAGCTGTCTTAGTCATAGTACCAGCTTGCGGATCAAGAGATAAAATATCCTGTGAAGTGAGAACACTCAAGGACACGTCTTCTGCCCATGCAAACATGGAAATGTTAACAGCACCTACAGTATCGTTGGCATGCTGTAATGGATTTATGGTTCTTAATGTCAAGTTACCTAATTGAGTCCATGAACGGTCAGGTATCTTTACTTGATCAAAATGATACATAAATGGTAAAATCAATTCCCCTCCTTCCGAAGTTGTGGGATTGATAAAGATATGTGGACACTGAGACGCTTGGACAACGTCTTGTGGTCGTGACAACAAATCAGAAAAGTCATCACGGTCGTTCAATGGTAAATAAGCTAAAATAGCCCTACCATAATAAAAACCATTACCGTTAATAATAACTTTAACATGAAGTGTTGCTCTAAGGAGATTATAGTTTGTAATTCTATTTTCCACACGCGGATTTGTGAAATACGCGTCCCATGGATCAAATGAATTATTAACTGATGTTCCCACTTGCCAATTTTCGTCAAATATTTTAATCGGGCGACTAAAGAAATTAGATAAATCGGCATCGTCAGAATCACGAATGGTTCTGGTGGGATCCTCCTGGCTAACAATTTGATATGTATAACCACTATCTGCATCATTGAATTTAACATTCTGAGCGATTGTTTCATCAGAAGATTTAGTGATATTATTGTCAGCTGTAGTACCTGATTGTGGTACCAGTAATATATCCATCTCATTGTTTAGAGATTTCGACACTATGTTGTTGAGTTCCGGGACGCAAATAGCTCCGTCATCCGAATACTTTCTATATATATGTACAAAATTGTTAGATGATATATTTACAACCTATTTCCGGTACATCTATGGGAAACAGGGTTTTTGGCGTGAGTGAGATTCTCTCCCTTAAATAAGGGTTGGACACGAGGGTCCTCTCAATACTGTGCAAGCGTATACCATAAATGCCACAATATTAGTATCCGTAATCAATACACAGCGGACTTCTTCAACTTTATATACAAACCCCATGAGTCCTACGGGGTTAGACAGTTTACAGACATATCTAGGTCGGTTTCGAGAATTACGTAAGTACTACCTCTTTCTCATCACGAGGTATACCCTTATATTTCTCAAGCCAAATACTCACACGCTCATCGTATGAGCGTTCAAAACACGTGCAGTATTCAGCTATACCTTGCCTTCTAGCAACTTCTAACAATTGAGCTCTCCGTTTTTCAAAGACTTCTCGTCCATAATAAAACCAGTCGTGTAACGAAGAATCAATATTATTAGCTGCGTGCATCTTAGGTGTTAACTCTTTCGAAATTAAATGTGAATGCAGTCTCTTAAAAATGGAATCCTCAGAAAGAATCCCTACACGAGCTTGCAAATCTTTATTATATATACATTTTCTTTTCAAAAAGTCAACATCCTTAGCATCCATGTACGGTATAGGTGTCGATTCTTTGTCTGGCATAGTAAATTTCATGTCCAATGTTTCCAACCATTCTGCATAAGCAATATGATTAAATTTTGAATATTTACTATCTACTGTTCCCATGACGTCGTCACCATATGTAATAAAAGAACATGCGTCCTTGAATTGACTATAATACATGGTGTAAAAGCAAGATCGTAGTAATAACGAATTAACCACAGAATTGATTATAACTGTAAGGTTTTGACCCGAAGGATTTCCACCAAATAGTTGAATCAACGTTCCTTTATACTTCAAAAATGGATAAATGACCTCAGCGACCATACTTTCCATCAATACAAAATCATCCTCTGTGTAGCCGTCACAACTACGTGCAATATCAATTAGACAATCAAAGGCAGCTATAATTACACTAGCAGGCATGCGTAAATCATACTTGCTGTAATCACCAGCTAACACTCTGTCTTCTCCTTTTGACATTGCATGGTTCCAAAGTTCTTCCCATTCAAGTCCTTCTGCATTAACGCCAACGGCACATTCAAATGCTAAAGGATTCATCTGAATTATACGTACTATTGGCAAAAAGTACATGCGTATCAGAATTTGAATTACCAGAGGTGCACTTTGAAACACTCTAACCTTGTCCTTAGTCAACTTGGTTGGTTCATCTTTAAGACAAGCCTTCCAAATTGCATAACATCGTTCTCCCTTTCTCAATTTTTCCTTACATACTTCAACTTCATTCCAAATTTCTTCAGTAAATGTTCTAGGACATCCTACTTCAGGATAATCATCAGGATTGAGATCAATAATATATGGACGTTTCGATCCAGAAAAAGGGAAACCAGGCGAGGTATTTAAATTCATAGGATCAATGAATTTAATACCTTTTCTTCCAGAAACTGTTTCAACCTGTGTCAATGGTTTGCACTGAAAAAGTTCAGGCGTGCGAGTTTTAACTTCATCTTTAATAGATTTATAACAACTTACAGCCTTTTTCAATACACTACCTACAGGTAAACTAGGTGATGCTGAATGTACCAATGATGCCTGATATGGATAAACTCCATGTCCAGTCATTTTTGGCGCACCCCATTGCTGGGGTACACCAAATACTTCTTCAACATCATTACTTATAATAGTTTCACGTACTTTTGATCCAGGTGAACTCATTTCTGGCATGGAGCCAAAAACTTGTATATTCGATCCTTCTGTCAAATAGTTAGCGGGACTTTTATAATGTACACTAGTATCAGGAACAATTGTCTTTCCAAAACTTGAATTAACGAAAGTCCCCATGTGGGGCATCATTCCATTTGAAGCAGTAAGTACTACTCCATCAATTTTCGATAGTTTTAGAACAGCGTCATTTACTTGTTTCTGTGATATTATACCACAACCAGCTATACGACCCATTCCTCCTAGGTGGAAACCTATAATGGAGGCAGATCGATTGTCACTAATTAGTGGAGACATACACATACCACCTTTGGTTTCAACTGGAAGACTGTAAAGTCCTCCTAT